AGAAATGCCAATATGAAAATAATAACTAACCAAGTTATCCAAGAAATATTGCTAAAAAATCCAGTAACGGTACCAACAGCACCAAGACCAGTACCAAGACCAGTACCAAGACCAGTACTACCAACAGCACCAAGACCAGTACCAACAGCACTAGTACCCATATCAATGCTATCCATAATGGATTTAGATGCGGCTGATCCAACACCTACTACATTATCGGTATTTCCTGATGAATAAGAACCTGCTGAATTTGTATTATTCATTTATGTTATATAATAATACAAACATATATTATTTGTATTATAACGAACTGTTTCTATCTATGAAAATGATAACAAATAAAGAAATTGATTGATATTTGCCAACATTTCGTCGCGGATATTATAAAGATCAGTATTCGACATTTGTTTCATAAACAAATGGGTATTCAAAGAAACTAAATATTCCTTAAATTTATCAAGTTCTCTCTTCAATTCTACATTAGAAGTTAAATCAATGAGAGAAATGGTATGTATTTTCGTAAGATTGATACGATTACCGTACATCTTTCCTAAAAGAACTTCAATAATGATCTACATTTTCATTCAATTTGGAATACAATTCGTCCGTTGCTTTATGTGTGGCATAACTATACGTTTTCCAATTCTAACGACGGGACATTGTCGACATCATTTCAACGGAAAAAAGGACGGCCATTGTCAAGAAGATAAAAGGTAAAAGCACCAAAAACCAGGAGATACCAGAATATCCCTTGGAACACAAAAAGTTCAAGAACCATGTCCACAAAAGAACGAATATTGTCTTAATGACAATCGTCATCATCGACATTCTCTTCATAATCGCCATAAGAATGGCAATTATTGACAAAACCAAATATAGCATGGCGGGCGTGCATAGTTTTGTTAGTTCAGACATTTATATACTAAATAAAGATAAAAATAAATTATATTCGTGGAATAAAAGATTCACCAAAATTATTCATTTTATCTAATTTTTCAATAGTTTTGTCTAAATTAGATTTAATCATATTATTAAATAAATAATCAGTTTTAGGAACTTTTTCATTTTTCTTAATTTGTTTATAAATGGTATCTATTTTATTCACAATGGATGATATAATTTCTTTATCCGCCGATTTCACTATTTCTTCTTCTAAACGTACCGGTTCAGTTAATAATGCAACGGCATAATATAATATAAATCGACGTTTAGTATTACACGAATTATTATATTTTAACGTAAATAAATTTAATAAACTTTTCATGATTTTTCGAATGAGAGGATGATGATGGGGATATTCGGCTTCTTTTAAAAAAGTATCCCATATTAACCATACAATATCCATTTGACATTTACCGTCAACCGGTATTTGCTGCCGTCGTTCGCACTTACATCCCTGTTTTTTCGTTTTACAAATACTTTCATACTCGGCAATCCATTCGATCCAATAACATGCATCAATCGTATTTTTTCCGTCGGAAGATAAACTATACGCTAATTCATTTACGGCGACAAACAATTCTTTAGGATCGGCAGAGGTAATAATATTTTGTCCGTAACTGACATTAGGCGCTTTAAATCTATCTGTCATTTGTGTCATATCAAAATCCTCTTTCTTAATCTTAATTTCATCAAAACTATGTTTTCGTTTGGCGCAGCATAAAATACATATGATTTCACAAAACAATTTCCGTAACTTATCATTGTTCCGCATTTTCAATTCATTGCCGTAACTATTTGTCATAATTTCTTTGAATTGTGTAAGTTTTAAATCTAAATATATCGCGAATTTAGGATTTCCTAAATGAATATGCTTACTATAAAAAAACATGATGATTTCCCATAATTCTTTATAATGTCCTGCACAAATAAATTCTGCAGACCAATAACATGCTTGTTCAACTTTGGAATTTTTTAAATTCTTTAGGAATTCATTTTTCGCATCGGATTTTTTAAATTCTGAAAATGTCGTACCTTTAAAATCTTTTTGTTCGCGAATATCGTTTATTTCAGATGAAGAAGAATCTGACATTATTATTATTATTATTATTATTATTATGATATTATACTATTTTCCCCTATAAAAAATCTCGCGATAATACATATAACAAAACAAAAACAAACAAAAACAAAAACAAACAAAAACAAAAACAAACATAATGACAAAATCATCAACGAATAAATTTTCATTGAGTCATATAAAACAAAGTTATTCAAAAATGTCAGTTTGGGGTCAAATATTAATTTCGGTACTATTTTTCTTGATCGCGATAATGATTTGCAATTCATTATTCAAAACTGGTGGGATGAACAAAGAAGGATTTGAACAACAGCAAACATTTACGAGTAAAACTAAAGTCGAAGATATTTATGATCCATTTTATGCGGATGTATATGAATATTTGGTTTATAATAAGATGAAGGATGATTATGAAATCGGTCAAATTATTAATAATACCAAACCCACAAGTGAATCTATTATTCTTGATATTGGCTCGGGGACGGGTAATCATGTTGCAGCTTTAGCCGAAAAAGGAATTAAGGCAACGGGGCTAGACATTTCATCGTCGATGATTAGTCAAGCCAATAAAAAACATCCCGGACTAAACTTTGTGCAAGGTGATGCATTGAACGCCAATCAATTCCAATCACAATCATTTACCCATATTTTATGTTTATATCATACCCTATATTATTTCAAAGATAAGGCACAATTTTTTGGTAACGCAATGAATTGGTTAATACCCGGAGGTAGTTTAGTCGTGCATATTGTAGATAGAGATATGTTTGACCCGATTCTTCCGGCGGCCAATCCACTTATTATGTTGACCCCGCAACGTCATGCTGTAAAACGAATTACGCAAAGCAAAATAACGTTTGATACATTCAAATATGAATCAGATTACCAATTAAATCGTGAAACGAATAATGCGAAATTTGTGGAAAAGTTTTCAAATAAAAATACAGGGAAAACATTTCGTCGTAATGAACATCCATTATATATTGAACCTGAATCCGATATTTTGAATTTTGCGCAAGAGGCGGGGTTTATAGTACAAGGTGAAATCGATTTAATAAAAGTGGGATATGAATATAATAAATTGATTATTTTTCAAAAACCGGCATAAATAAAATGAATTACTATTTTCTCTCTTTGATTTGTCTTGTAAAGATAAAAAGAATCGTAAAAAGTCATAATATTTAGTAAAAATAGTAAATATTATGGGAGATTTCCCAAATCTTCTAAACCCACAATCGTTACAAAAATTCAAAAATCCAATCTACTATTTCCCGAAAATTTGTATAGTCCTACTAATAATAATTGTCACAACAATAATAAGTATTTGTGGATACATAAAAATAAAGCATCGATTCTGGTCAGTGCAGCCGTGTTTTCATATCTACGATTTGCAATGGTATTTATTTCCATGCGGGATAATTAATTATCAACTTCCTGAAAAAAATAGATATACGAATTTTACAAATGTAGAGACGACAGAATACGCAAAATTATCGAATTTAAAACTTCAACAATTTGCGAATTTTATAAGACCGAATTATCTTAAAAATGGCGACAATTATTATCATCCGAAATTGAAAGAAAATATTGTCCCTTATTTTACAGGGCATAATACAAAATGTTTTGTAAGTTTTTATTATGAAGACGAATTATTGTCATTGGATACCAAGACAATTCAAAATAAAAAAATAGTTGGTGTTTTGACAACTAGACCCGTACATATTTTATTCACAAAAACAAAAAATCAAATGGATGCGTATTATGTGGATTATTTATGTGTGGATAAATCGCGACGACATAAAAACATTGCGCCGGAATTAATACAAACACATCATTATAATCAACGCCAATTAAAAAAAGATATTCATGTTTCTCTCTTTAAAAGAGAAGGAGAACTTTCATTATTAGTTCCACTGTGTATTTATAAGACAATTTGTTTTGATATGACTCAATGGACAAGACCAAGTGATTTATTACCATTTGTATCGTTAATTGAAGTGGGTAAAACAAATATACATCATTTATTCGATTTTTTCAAAGATTATAATCATGTGCATTTTGATCTTTGTATAATGACGGATTTGGCAAATATATTGGAATTGATAAATACCCGAAACATATATATTTATATGATAATTAAAGAGGGGGAAGTGATGGCGGTATATATTTTCAGAAACAATTGTGTGAGCTTAAAAAAAGGTACTGAATGTTTATCTTTAATTGCATCGGTAAATAATTGTAAAAATAAAGAATTGTTTGCACATGGATATAAAGTCGCATTGTGGAAATTGTGGGAATCGAATCATGCTTTTAAATGTGCAGTGATAGAAGAGATTTCAGATAATTATATTATTGCGGACAATTTGTTGGAAAAATCGATGCCGATATTAACAAGTCCAACGGCATATTACTTTTACAATTTCGCATATTCAACCTTTAATTCCAAAAAAGCGTTGATTGTGGTTTAGTGTCTACTGCGACTGCGTCTGCGATTGATGCGACGCGTTTTTCGTTTCGTAGCCCGATTACGTCTAATTCTTCGTCTACTTTTGCCACCGATACGGGTAGCGAGTGGATTACCCGTTGAAGCCTTCGGTAGATTATCCGCTGAAGCTGGAGCCTTCGGTGGATTCGCTTTTTCAATCTTCACTGGACAAACCGGTTTACTCGCCTTGAGCTTACTCTTATTATCCGTACAACCACACATCTCACGAAACTTCCGATTACTATTAATTATTGTTGACATATATTATAACACGGCAAAATTATTTTTACCGAGTATATTTCCCAACTCGTGCAAAAGAATCCACAATAAAAATAATGAATATTCCTAAAAAAGAGTATAATACAACTTCTTCAGTCACATTATTCGTTCGTTCATCTTTTTGTTCTTCTAAAAGATTAATCATATAATTCAATTTCTCAATCATGGTATCATATGACCCGTCGTTATCGTATGAACTGCTACTGCCACTGCCACTGCCACCGCCACTATTACTGCTGCCATTATATCCACTATTATTGTACATGGACGAATACTGTGGCATATACTGTTTGCTCTGATAATGATTAGCTCCATATTGATTAGCCCCATAATGATTAGCCCCATAATGATTAGCCCCATAATGATTAGGTGTAGTTGCAGTAGCAGCCGACATTCCTAAATCTAATTCGGGTGGGGTGTTTGTAGCATAAGGCATATTATTGTTGTTATTATTTTCTCTTAATTTAGTATTTTCTACCCCTGCGGATGTAGGAGGGGGTAACGGATTAAAATCTCCTAATTGATCAGAAGTGGCGGGTAAATTATGGATAGATTGTAAAACAGAATTGACTTTTTCAGAGTACATATTATTTTCTTTAGGAGGTGTGGAATTATCTGTAGGATACCGTTTTTGTGTTTTATTTGCCCCCATTGCTTTTTTTCTGCCTATAGGAGTATCATTATCATTATTAGCACCACTATTTATTTGATTTAATTCATTGTCGAATGGAGCAGCATACATTGCTAAAGACATATCCTTCTTACTAAAAATTTAGATAATAATTTGGAAATTGGACTGAAATAATATATTTGCTAATACTATAATATATAATAAATAATAAATATAAATGACATCACCGTCGAAACTATCAAATCCTAAAATAGAACATATGCTTTTAGGGGGAATTTTAATTATCATTCTTTTTTTAATTATGCAATCAAATCAATCAACTAATTATTATCAATATATATTCAATACTATGCTTGGGCGTGCATTGATGATATTTTTTATTGTTTTCATTACCCATTATAATCCTATTATAGGATTGGGTGCTGCGGCCATGTTAATAATTATTCATAATAATATGTCGATGGTTGAAGGATTTACTGATACTGCAGCTACAGCTACAGCTAGTCCAGTTACAGCTACAGTCAGTCCAGCTACAGTCAGTCCAGCTACAGTCAGTCCAGCTACAGTCAGTCCAGCTACAGCCAGTCCAGCTACAGCCAGTCCAGCTACAGCTACAGCCAGTCCAAATATGGCGGCAACAACCGACTTGATATCCAAAATAAAAGATAAATTGACTGCCGCGCAATCTCAAATGGCTACACCAACAACAACAGCGGTACCAACAACAGTACCAACAACTACAATCGAATCATTTTCAAATATAAGGCGTCATTACGGGCAAGACAGAATATCATCTGAACAAAATATTAGATCTAAATCGTCTCGTAGTTTATTAGGAGCATTATTCAGTAATCATGGTGATCCAAGTCCTAATTTTCCAGATAATCACGGATTTTCGGGATTATTTGGATCTGCGTAATTTAGCGACGAATATATCTCCTGGTTTTTTTATGTGTTCGTTTTGATCGTCTACTATGTCGTCGAATGCGACGGC